TAAATTTTCATTCACCCAATGCGGGATAATAGTAATGGGTTTTTTGGTGTATTTTGATATAAAATTCTTTGTCTCTAAAGTATACGTCAAGTAATGATCTACAAATTTATCGCGTTGTAAAAAACTTTGTTTTTTCTCTTTTTCAAATTTTGACTTTACGATGTGATGTTCTGTGCAAACAACTTTATAATTTTTTAATATACTTTCATTTATGTGATTCCAACACCACCCTGCATAAAGCCAGATAACGTCAGTATTGCGATCAATTACATTATGACTTACATTATGCTCAGAGTGTTTCAAATACTCTTTTCCAAGCCTGTCTACTATCCAACCTTCTCTCGGTATGTGACAAAATATATTTAATTTTTGTTCTTTCATGAAAGTAACGCCTCAACATTATCGCAATATCTTTCAAAGCTTGTGTGTGCGAGAATAAAATCTCTTGGTTGTATTACTGGATTGTATTCTTTTTTTAGAAGCGATGATATTTTTTCGTAATAAATTTGTGATGCACTGTCTGTTCTTACAATATATTCTTCAGTCATTTCATCTGTCCCCTCTACGTATAAAGATGAATCACTATTTACAGGAACATTGTGTGGAGAACCTATAACGGGAACGTTAAAAAACATTGCCTCGTAATTTAAAATACCCGGACATTCATCAAGACTAAGATTAACTAAAAATTTTGACTTATTCAGCGCATCAAAATATTCAGATCTTTCATACTTACCAAATTTGCCAGCTCTAATCTCAAAATATTTTAAACTATTTTCATCTAAAAGTTTTATTAATTGATTGCGGAATGTCTCAAATTTAGTATCATACCGTCTTTTTTTAGAATATAGTAGAACGTCATAAACCTTTGTTTCATCTGATTTATACAGGCTGTCATCTATCTTAATGCACTTATCTAAGCATTTTGATTTTTCTCTTGTCGAAGCTTCTAGAAATTTTTTGACGTGATTTGAGTAGAACTCAACTTGATCTAGATGTATATCAGGCTTAGCCTCGTTTACATACCACTTATCCCAGGTGTCAGATATACCTACATCTGGTTTGTCAAGTAGAACATTCGGTCCGCAGACAAACTTTGCATCAGGCCTTAATTCTTTTATCTTGCTATAAAAATCTGGACTGAAAGCTTTTGCGTAGAACCAGAACACATCATAATCTTTAATATTTAAGGGTTTTGAGAAGTTGTTTGTTACTAAAAGTACGTCCTCTACATTAAATCGATTTTTTTGGTCACCATTAAGTGCTTGAATGTGCCAATTATATGTTCTAGCTAGTGTACCTCCAGGCTTTCCCAACATTAAAATTTTATATTTTTCTTTTTTACTCATCGTTTATAATCATCCGCAAGACGCACGACGTCATCCAATTCAGGAGTGCTAACTTCTATTAACTTGCAAACATCAACAAAAGATCCAAATCGATGAACTTTCTTTGGTTTTACGTGGAACGTTTCACCTTTTTCAAAGTGTGTTATATCATTTGGATCTTCTGAGTTCCAAACGATCAATCGACCCTCGAGAACGTATATTGTTTCTTCTTTTTGTTCGTGATATTGCAAACTGAGTCTTTGATTAGGGAAGATTGTTAAAATCTTGCCTACATACTTGTCAGTTTCTGCCCATATTTCTTCATAACCCCAGGGTTTTTCAACTCTTCTCACTTGATATATCCTCTTGATCTTACTAACCTAATCGTATCCATTTGACTTTTTTCTTTCCAATCTCTAACTTTTAAAGAATTAGAATTAATTACAAGAGAAAGAGCACTAGAGGGTTTCTAAAATGTATTTTGATAAAAATGATATATCTGAAGATGAATATAAAAAAGCAAAAGAAATTTCATTTAGGATATTGTATGGTGGTGTACCTAAGGAATATGAACATATTAAATTTTTTAGTGAAGTTAAAAATTTTATAAATAGTTTGTGGAAACATTTTAATTTTAACGGATATATTGAAACTCCAGTATTTATGAAAAAACTTTACAAAAAAAATTATGAAGATATGAATCGCAATAAGTTATTCAATTATTATATACAAGCAATGGAAACTGAAGCAAATTCTGTAATGATTGAAAAAATACTAAATGTAACTAAAAAATATAATTCTGAATTGATTTTGACAACATATGATTCAATGTTATTTGATTTTGATATTACAGATGGAAAAAGCTTTTTAGATGAAATTGCGAACTGTTTTGATTACCCAGTAAAAGTTCAGTATGGTTTTGACTATGATTCTATGTCAGATGTGACTCAAAAAGTTTTGAGTTGATATTTATATAATAGTTATACAAAACAATTATAGGGGTAAAAATGAATATAGATGCACTAGTAAAAGACTGGGCCTGGAGGGTTAACGATGGAATTCCTGACCCTAGTAAAAAATCCCATATTGATTTCTTAAAGGAAACATTAAAACAATATAAGTACTCTGATAAATTTATCAATGAGTTTTTAGCAAATGTTTCAGATACTAATAAACCTATAAGAGACTTTCAAAAATTATGTGTAGAGGTTGGTAAAATTCTTAGTGAAGATTCTTTAATAATGGAAGCTTCAATATACAAGGAAAAATATCCAGTTGGCCATCAAGTTACTCTTAACCAAAAAGGAAAGGA